CATATGTTATATTATTTTCTAAACATTTTGACTGTAATATTTCTTTAAATCTAAATGGCTGATTTAATGGCTTATATGCCACCGCCTCAGTCCATATAAAATGAAATTCAGTAATATTATTACTGTTTAATACATCAAATAATGCAGTGTAATCTAACAAATCTGCACCTTCGTTATAGATTGTAGTGTTTGTATTTATTTCCAGAAATTTAACCGAACCATCTTTCTGTAAAAAATCACTACCAATTATTGTTGCCTTCATATAAATTGAAATTTAATTATTTACTATAAATATCTAAAAAAACATATTCCCACTATATTATTGTATTTTTATTTTTATCTTCCGTTGGTTCTAAATAATTCGAATCAACATCGCCCCATAATTTTTCTGGACATGCATTATAATTTGGTGAAAACACCTTCTTACTTAGAGGACAACCACATTTTCCACATTTGGCACTCCATTTTAATCCCTTTATTACTTCTTTTCTAAATTCACATCCCAAACAAACTTCAAGCCTCAATTTAGCTAATTCTTCTTGCTTTGGTGTCGGCTTTAATGAAGCTTTCCATGCATCAAATATTTCTTTATAATCAATCTTAGGCGTATTTCGCATATTATATTAAGCTTTTATCCTTTTTTTGAATATCATAATAATCATATATACTATCATATTTTTTTATAAAATCTTCATTGAATTCGATATTACATTTTATGTGTTTACTAGAATTTAAAGATTCTATTTTAAATGGTCTTCCTATTATAGTTGTTACCCATTCGTTTAATTTATGTAATTCATAAATTTCAAACCAAATTATATTTGGGTCATTATTTGTCCAATAGGAAATGGGAGTCAATAAAATATCAAGTATATTAACTACATAATCAAAAAGTTCAAATTTTAAATTATTTGTTTTATATTGGTTATCAAATAAATATTTAGAAATTTTACGAACTCGCATATCCTTACTAATTAAATCATTTTTTGTGAAAAAAAATAGTTCATCTAAAGTAAAATTAGAAAATTTATAAGATAAGTCGGTTAATCCAACTCTATTCAAATCAAATATTAGATGTTTATATAAGGAATAAAATCTTTCATATTTATTACGATTTACTGCTATTATGGGTAACGTATATCCGAATTTTTTTTGAAGTTCAATTAATGGGTCATGCCCGTGGTCTATAAAATTCATTATATCTGATGTCTCTACATTAGTAAAATCTACTTTAGAATTTATAAAATTTGAATCTGCATTTAAACTTTTTACATTAAGACCATGCATTATACATGAATAATGAAATGAAGTTGACCCACATCTAGGTAAAGAGATATAAAAAAATTTATTATCTACCAACATTATATTAGTGTTTTTTGGTTTTTAATAAAATCAAAACCCACATTGCCGGCCAGAACTATTCTATCAATTATTGAGTTTGGTGCATTATTGGGTGCATGTGGCATATCACCCTCCATTATGATTAAATCATCTTCTTCGGGCCTAATCCAATATTCTTTTTTATTTTTACCTTTAAAATATAAAACTCCATCTTCCCCATCCATAACATCTGGCATTTGAATGTAATAGACCCAAGTATAATTTGGAATAAATGATTTCATTTCTTTACTTATATCAGTATGAGTGTGGTATTTATCTATCCCTTTTAATTCCGTGTGTTGAAATTGTACCTGAACAGGGTTAATTGAACGAACCACGTTTACCCATACATCTATGTTTATTTTATTATATGTTGTATTTTTTGTTTCGTACAATTTCTTACACTCATTAATGCCAATTTGAATTATTTCATCTAATTTTGTTTCAGTATTAATTTTACCAATAAAATCAATATTTTGTTTCCATTCTTCTTTATAACCATATCCATCCGTTTTAGTATTTGGATGAGATTCTATAACTACATATGCTTCTTTTAAAAACAATAGTTTATCTTTTATATAGTTTAATTTAGTTTTCCAAATATATGTGGAATCATCAAAAAACATCTTTTCCATATTATATTAATTTATTTTTAATTCTTTTTTTATTTTTTACATTTATATTATAGTAACTGTAAGGGAAAAATGTTATATCATCTTCTTTAGTTATTTTTAATCCTAACATATTAATTAATTCAATATTTGAGTTTGGTATCAATTCGTTATTTGAATTAAGTATATTCCTTAATTTAGTTGGTATTGGCATTGATGTACAATCTTTCCAAAATTGAGTATCCTCTCTTTCACATAAATAATGATATCTAATAAATAACATATTTTGTTCTAATACATCTGAACATGCAATATTGTATTCATTTTTAAAATCATTATTAAAATCAATATCCATTAATTTTTTTAATTGCATTATTATTGACATTAATGATGTGGCTTCTAATGGCTCTAAAAATCCGTATGATAATCCAATTGATATGGAATTACCAATCCAGCTTCGCTCATATCTACCAGGATTAAAATTGAATACTTTTTGTATTTTAATTTCGTAACCCAATGTTTCCTCAACTTCTTTTTTAGCATCTTCAACTGATATATAATTATCATTAAATACATAACCGCATCCCCATCTATGTTGAAGTGCAATTTGCCACATCCACCCATGTTTCATTGAGGTTGATTGTGTAAATTGAATATCGTTTATTGTATATTTGTTCGTTTGCGGTAAGAAAAATCCAAAGGCTTTATTCATTATTAAATAATCCGAATAACTTATCCATTTTTCTTTATGAACTTTATCTATTACTATTTTATAAAATCCACTACAATCAAATACAAAATCTAAGTCAATAAGTGTACCATCGTGTAATTCTAAATTTAATATAGTTTCATCTATATTAGTAATATTAACAATTTCACTATCAATCCATTTAACTCCTCTATCAATTGCAATTTCTTTAAAATATTTAGCAACTAATGATGCATCAAAATGAAATGGTTTTTTTTGGATAAATGGGTTGGGGTCCGGAGCTCCGAATCCATGAAATGCAATTGAACCTTCCTCTGCCCAATTTAAAAATTTTATACCTTCCTTTACTGTTGAGCCGGTTTTTATAAAAAAATCATTTTGGTTAATATTCAATGAGCGTAATATATCTGAAAAGTTTGGCGTACTTCCCTCTCCTGCGCCCAATATCCCAATTTTTGAACTTTCTATTAATGTTACTTCAGTATTTTTCCAAAACTTATTAACAACTAATGCAGTTAACCAACCAGCTGTACCTCCGCCAATTATTACTATTTTTTTCATATCAAGGTATTAAGTGTCTTGCTAATATTGTTAATGATATACAAATCCATATTGTATTGAAAGCAATCAATGTAGGTAAATCTTTTCTCATTGATGCCCAAATTAATAGTGAAGATGTGAGTAGTGTTAGAAAATGTAAATACCATAACTCAACACCAAACACTAACCCAGGTATAATAATAATTGCCTTAGCAAGCCATGCTGCGAATTCTATCGTATTATAATCCGTCCAATAACCTTTATCTAAAAACATTCTATATCTATCAAAAATACGTTTCCAACCAATAATTGAATATAAAATTATAATTGCAATTGTAAATATTAGTATGAATTTCATTTATATTAAATTTTGTTTACCTAAATTTGTTTTAACTAACGATATCCAATTTACTAATGAATATCTGATGCCGGTTACAATAGGAGTTACTCTATGTAGTAATCTTGAATTAAAAATATACAATGTTCCAATTTTATTTTCTATTGGTACTAATTCTCCTTTAAGATTTTTAATTTCCAATATACCACCTGTATATTTGTTATTTAATTGAATTACTATTGATGCAAACCTATCTCTATATATTGTATCGGTACTATCAGTATGCCAATCAAAGTACTCACTCTCTTTATATTCAGTAAATTGATAATCTCCCAACCCAGTAACTTCCATACCATTTATAGTAAAGGTTTCTTTTAATTTATTTGTTAATCTTTCATTTAAAAATCCTAAATCAGATATCCAACCGATTGATGATTTTCTAGTTGTCTTAGTGGGTATATTATTAGAATCATTACCATATACTTTAGCATCTGATAATGTTAATTCTGCTTTACATTTATTTAAAATGTTACCACATTCTTCAGTTGATAGGAAGTTTTCGAATATGTTTATATTATCAATCATATGAGTGTTTTTTCTTTCTTTTCTATTATTGTGTAAAATGAAATTAAACTAAATCTATATCCATTAATCACATTTAAAACTCGGTGTTTTATTTTTTTATTCAATATTATTGAATGATTTATTTGAGGTATCATTTTTATTTTTTGGTTCTTAAAAAAATACTCAAATTCTCCACCTTCAAAATCTTCATTAATATAGGTAATAATTGTTAAGTCTGCAGCATCATTATGAAAATCATCATCAATATTTGTTTCATTGGTTACTTTATTAATCCATAGCCCACTTAACTTATATTCATCTGGTAAATATTTTGAACATCTTTTTTGGTATTCTAATAATTCTTCTTTTATGTTTAAACTTTTTCTAACGTAGTTATTATTGTTATGTGGTATTTGTGTTTCCACAAAATTTGAAGATACTGAGTCCAAAAACAATAAATCTTCTTCAGATAATAGATTTTGGTGTATATTAATCATAACATTTACTACTTTTTAAATTATAATTTATTAATTATTAATTGTAAACGAGCGCATTCTTCATACATTTCTTTTTTTACCATTACTCCCATTAAATGATTTGCCAAATTTTTGAAATCACTACGATTCAATGTGATATATGCCGGCAATACCTTATACTTAATTAGTATTATAGTTTTACAAGATTTATTAGATTTCCAATTATCTAACTTATCAATCAATTTGGATAATTGTTTTGAAGTTAAATTCATACGAACTAAATATGTAGACCAATCTAATAGTATTGAACCCTTTTCCAACTTATCTAATACACTAATGTTCATAACTTACAATATAAGAATAATTATTTACTTTTCCAAATTTAATTTATATAATTCTTATGGATGTATTTGATTTAATCATACTGCTAAAGATATTAGCCAATTGAGTATGACCAACTTCACCATAATGTCCATCATCTATTAATCCATTTGATTCATTATATATTTTTGTTAAATTTTCTATGTAGTTTTTACTTACGTCTCTATCTAATGGTGACCAATGTATTACCGGATTATTAGGAAATGCGATATTTAATAACTTTATCCAACTATGAACCTCATCGGTATATTTTAATTTTGTTCTGTTAATCAATATTTCTTCTAAGGTATTATTTGATACATCTTCTAAATTACGTGCATTTCTATCAAACTTTGGTATTATTGGTTTCCATTCACCCCATTTATCTACCAAACGGAATCTAGTGGCAGATGTCCATCCTATTATAATAATATCATTTGGTAATATCTTATCGGATATATTACACACGTTTTGGAATATAGAGTAATTATCTATACCACCCCTACCATAATTCATTAAATTAAACTGAAGTGTATCAGCCAGTATTTCGCCATATACCTTTGGAATATATCCTTTCCAATCACAATATACTTTCACCCACGAATCGGTACTATCGGAAAATGATTGAGTAAATGAATCTCCAAATGTCCATAATGTTTTTTTCATAACTTATAATTTTTGGGGGTGGGGGTTGGGGGCCAAGTCGTTTTTTTAAGAAAATTTTTATATCTCTATTGATAGTTATTTCAATTATTTACCCATTTTCTTCGTCTTTAACCACCTCTTTATCAACCATATAGGAAAGTATCCAACCCAATAGATTGCGATGAATAG